CTTGGGTGATGGATACATCACAGTATCCCGCCCAGTATCAATGTCGTTCAGTGTAGCCAATGGTTACATTGACACGACTTCACTTGAATGTCGTAACTGTGCTGGTACAGGCGGCGTTCCCAAACAGGAGAACTACTCAGAAGACCACATATAGGTTGACATACTGACTGCAACAATGCAGTTACATAGTATGAAAAATTATCTTGACACACTAAAAGCAAAAGCAGAGGCGCATAAAGTGTCTCTGCTTGAATCATTCAAACTAGCAAACGTACCAACTTCAACTTACTACCGAGCAGTTAATGGCAAGACAGACTTAAGATATGACACCGCAATAAAAGTGAATCAGGCTATTGAAAACTTTTACACACTTCAAAGAATCCATCACGATACCGCAGCATTACAACGAGCTGATAGAATCCTTGGCCCATGTGCGAAATGAACGTGGCATTAGTCAAGAAAAATTAGCGCACAGTATTGGTTGCACAGTATCATTGATTCACAAATGGGAAACGCATAAGCGTATTCCATCAGGGTTTATGTTAATGTGTTGGCTGGATGCTTTAGGATATGAAATCGAAATTAAAAAGCGGGAAAGCTAAGTGTGATAATTGTGAGGACGTAACCAAATGGTTTGTAGCTATACTTCGCAACCATCCTACAAGAAATAATAAACACTGGTACATCTGCCTTAACTGTTACGAGCGAGACATATGGCAAACAAAAATAAGTCAAAAGGAACCTACCATGAAAAGTGGTTCATCAAGTGGCTTGAAAAGATCGGCATCGACTGTGAACGCCAGCCCCTCTCAGGAGCATTGGGAGGCAAGTATAGAGGCGACATTAAACTCAACCTCATGGGACACGAACTGGTAGGGGAGGTAAAGTATCGTGACCTAAGTAATTTTCCTAGTCCTTTCAGTGTCTTAGACCAGAGAGACATAGCTTTCTACAAAAGAAAGAAGGGCGATCCGCAAGTAGTTGTCATACTAAGCGGAGAAACATTCATCAAACTCATGGAGAACACACGTGAAATACACAAGACAGGATCAGATTGAAGAAAACGCAAAAGCCTTTCTTAAAGAAAACCCAAGGGCATTTGGTTTGTTCTGTCAATTTACTTTCGAAGCTATTGATAAGGGCTTTGAAACCTACAGTGCTTACGCAATATGTGAGCGCATGCGTTGGGAAATGACATTCTTTAGTGACACCCCAACAGAATTTAAACTCAACAATAATTACCGTCCGTATTTTGCGCGATGGTTTATGCAAACTTACCCACAGTTCGATGGGTTTTTTCGCTTACGCAAACTAACAAGCAAAGATCATGAGCCTGTTACTTTGCCCGAACTAACACCAGCAGATTTCCCTTATATCTAATGGCGTTTAAACATATGGCTCTTGCCATGAGTAGCAAGGTTGGCGATCCGCTTGCCAAGCTACTCCTTATCGCCCTTGCTGATCGTGCTGACAAAGAAACTAATCAATGTTGGCCTAGCTATGCTCGACTTTGTGCTGATACAGAAATGAGCATGGCAACTGTAACCCGTAAGTTGTCATACCTAGAAGAACACAGCTTTATCTACAGACAGAAACGCAAGAATATGTCCACGCTCTATACGCTCAGAGTGAGCACACCCGATGCTCACGTAGAGCGTAGGGATACTCACACAGAGCATAGCAGTACACTCCCTGTGAGCATAGAACCTATCAATGATAACCTACCAATAAAACCTACCAATAGAATTATAGTTATGAATGAGTTTAACTTTGATGATTTCTGGCATGTGTATCCACGTAAGATCGCTAAGAACGCAGCGCGTAGAGCCTATGACTCTGCGCTAAAGAAAGTTACCGCCGATGAAATACTCTCAGCGGTAAAAATTTTTAGTGCCAATTCTCGCAGCACTGAAAAGCAATACATTCCGCATCCTTCTACATGGCTTAATGGTGAGCGATGGTTAGATGATGTGGCTGATGAAACATGGGGGAACCTCAATGAACTATGAACAACGCATTACTCACATCAAGCAGTGGTTTAAATCTTCTGTGCTTACTAGGTTCACACCGCCAAATGGTGTGGACCCACTCATTGTTGCCGTTGATACTATCGAAGCTATCAATGCTAACATTCCTGCCGATGCAGACCAACGCCTTGTTGACCATTACTTAGAGTCAATCATCAAAGAAACTACACGCAATGCCAAGTCTCGCACGTTGCCTGTCATTGAGAAGTTTACGACTGCTGCCAAGGGCGTGTCTCACAGAGCCTCAGACGTACTTGTTATTGACGGGCCGGCTACTCGGGTAGACAGGGAGTACATAATTACAGAAGGCCGTGTAAAGCGCGGAGAAGCTATCTGTGAAAGCTACTTGTCTGGTCACAAGCGACAGACTTTGCTCATGACTACCTCAGTAGAGCAAAAAGATTTAGATAAATATCTTGCACCTGCTGCACGTATGCAGTACAACAAAGAAGGGGAGAACAACACATGATACGCACAGGATTTATAGGTGGCTCAGATTGCGTCAAGATTATGCAAGGCAACTGGCATGAGCTTTGGCAAATAAAAACAGGTAAGATAGATGCCCCTGATCTATCGAATAATATAGCAGTACAACTAGGCACATATACAGAGCAGTTTAATTTAGAATGGTTTGAAAAAGAACATGATGTTAGATTAGGCAATCATCAGTTAGAAATACAAGAAGAAATGTATCACACTAATGGGTCTATACCCATCAAAGGCACAATAGATGCAATGATAAAAGGCAAACAACCTTGCATAGTAGAAGCAAAACACACCAATGCGTTTAATACTATGGAAGGTATCATAGAATATTATATGCCGCAGATACAATGTTACCTGTGGCTAATGAGAAGCAACGTAAACTACGCAAATATATCAGGGTGCCACCTGTCAGTATTGTTTGGAAATAGTAAATGGGAATCTGCATATGTTGCAGCAGATAAAGAGTATCAAAGTAATATGTGGAAAGTGGTCGCAGATTTCTGGGGTTACGTTAGTGATGACAAAGAGCCAGATCATATTAATAAACCGCCCACAATCTCCCAAGATAAAATTGAGGTCAACGGAATGGTACGCAGGGATGCCAGCAAAGACAACGGATTTGTCAGCGCAGCCTTCGATTACATCAAGTTCAAAGATGAAGCCAAGCTATTTGAAGCTAGTAAAAAAGACTTAAAATCTATGGTCAACGATGATGAACGCGAAGTGTATAGCGATGTTATATCTATCAAGAGAAGTAAGAACGGCGCACTTAGAATTGTAGAGACAAAGCAATGACAGACATACCTTTGCCAAGATACAAATATAATAAATGGAAAACTTTGCTTTTAACAATGAGCATAGGCGATAGCCATGTATGCAAAAACGGAACAGAAAAAGAAGGCATGAAACGAGCAGCTAAAAGATTAGGTTATAAAGTAATTAGCAGAAAGCTAGATGACCTACCAAGAATGGAAGCCAGCTATGAGGTTTGGCGAACAGTCTAATTGTGGGGGGCAACGGCTCCCCACATGACACCAATAAAGGAGAACACCAGTGTCAAACAATTTAGATTTATGGAACGCAGTCGAAGCGTCCGACCCTAAGTACCTAAAGAAAGTCAGCTTTGGGTCACGATCATTCACTGCGATTGATCCAATGTATCAAGTGCGTTGTGCTACAGAACAGTTCGGCCCTGTCGGAGACGGGTGGGGATGGCACAACGAAACCCAAGTAGTTAATGTTAGCAATGGAGACAGCGCAGTTCTTGCTCATGTTTCTATCTGGCATGGCTCACCAGCAAATGTCTTTGGCCCCTTCACAGGATGCCGTAAGTTCTTTGATTCTACTAAAGGTAGGATGGCAGAAGATGCACCGAAGATGGCTATTACTGATGGCTTAACCAAGGCGTTGTCGCATCTTGGCTTTAATGCTGATGTGTTCTTAGGCAAGATGGATGGTAATAAGTATGCCGCCCCAGAAAAGGAAGGATGGTAAATCCAGACAGGCATATGATTAGACAAGTACCCTGTCCTAAGTGCGGTGCAAGGGCAGGGGCTTATTGTGGGCCAAAAGAAAGAAAGCGTAACCACAATGAAAGACTACAAGCAGCGCAGAAATACTTTAACAAAGGAGCCAGAAGCGTGGCAGAACATGACAACACTAACAGAGGCGCAGCGTTTAAGCCTTTCCCTCAACAGCAAATGATATTGCAGGGTAAAATAAATACCAACGGGCAAGATGCAAACATAGTATTAGTTAAGACTTCTACTAAAGCAGGAAAGCCACTCATTGAAGTCTACGAAAAGCGTGGCGTTCTCTTTGAGAATAACAAAGAAGGCAATGAGGGTAGGCCAGATTACACAGGGCCATGGCAAGAAGATGCGCCAACACCTATGCGACTAGCAGCATGGCGCAAAAACAAAGACGGCAATCCATACATGAGTATGGAAGTGTCAGAACAACAGCAGAAAAACGGTGTTGATTTTGACAAAACTAAATCGGTTCCAGATTTGTCCTTGAAAGATGATGAGATTCCGTTTTAGAATATAACTGTTCTCCACTAGGGGCTGTGCCTTTGACAAGCATGGCCCCTTATTTTTTAACCAGAGAGGATACCACATGGAAACTTGGGCAGAGATACGCGCTCGTCACCGCAGAGAAAAAATAGAATTACTGCAAACATTAGCGCAATCCAGCTTTAGCTATCGTAGCGCATCAGAAATTCTAGAAACGCCAGAGGAAAACGTGCGAAGTTTAGCAAGGCATTACAAAGTAATCTTTCAAACACATAAATCTAACGAAAGGAAAGTAAGATACCATGACGAATCAAATGCTTGAGTTTGAAAGACTGCAACATAAACTAGGCAAACGAGAAGTCCTGCCATGTGATCGCCGCAAAGAACACGTTAAACAAAACAGGCTTACATGCCAGCAAAAAATAATCTTACAATCTTTAAACCAACTTGGAGAAGCAACTGCGTTTCAACTTATTGAAGCTAAGAATCTAAACGCTCACTCAGTTACATCACAGATAACACACTTAGCTAATGCAAACCTTGTTGAGAAAGTACGCAGAGTTCCTGCACCTAAAGACCCAACTAAAAAAAAATCAGGCAATGCTGATTGTTGGGTTTATAAGATTACAAAGTTAGCGCAGGGGGCGGTCGCTTAGTCTGGTATTGCTAATAACACCCTCAGATAAGGCAGGGCCTACCCTGTGAGTGATAGCACAGCTTCCAGCCTTGTGACTTATCATAGGCTCACTGGATTAGCTACCCAGTGAGTCTTTTTCTAAACAACTTAGACCTTGGCTGGCCTTTATTAGAAAAAAATTTTTACATCAGAATTACCTAGATTGTTAGTTCAAAATGCGGAGCATCAATAAATGGCCTACGGCCTTGCGACCTACGCAAATCTATATAAGAATTCATCGCACCCTCAGCAGTAAGATCACAGCCACCAATGTCATTGATATGCCAAGCTGCGCCCCATCTTAAAGGCACCTTTTCATAACTTGCACCCTCTGCCATAGCATCAGCTATCTCGTCGTATAGATTAAGTTCCCATCTACCGCCGCCATTGTAGGCCATAAGATCAACAGCTAAACCATCCAAGTGTTTACTTTTCATGGTCTGCGATGCACCAGAAGCAACTAACTTACGCTGTTCAGCTTTAGTTCGGATGCCACAGACTACAGAGAAGTCTTGCTTAGTTACAGTGATAGCATAATGAACAATGCGTTGAAGCCTGTCATCTACAGTGCCTAGCTTTTGCAAGCTGCGCTTGCCTAATACATAACCCATTACTTTTTAAATCCTCTCATTGTCCTAATGCCAAAGCTGGCGGCTATACTTGCATACATACCCCACTGTACCCACAGCGGTGTAGTCTCAAGATTAGCAAAGCCCTGTGCCATTACGTCCTGCATAGAAGGAATAAAGTTCATCAAAAGAATAGCTACAAACACTACTGTCCATAGCTCGTC